ATGAAACTGCAAGAACTGGCCCATCAAAAACCAACCGAGCAAACCGCTCGAGTACTTGAGAGCTATTTTGGTAAAACCATTAAATTTGACACCGTAACACCGGGTCAAGCACGTGCCATGCTGGGTCGTGTGCGTGGCTTGATCTCAGAACATCGTGCTAGACCAGAATTTCATGTGAGCGAGCGCAACTCTGCTTACTTGCGTCTGGTCATGATGGAACAGGCTCTAACACATCGTCTCAAAGAAACCATGCCGCCGGTGGCTCCGACTGCTGGCGTACCCAAAGCCGATCCTCAAACTGATGCCAAATACAAGCAAGCACAAAAAAAACTGGCTCAAGGTCAGACCCTCAACCCTGAAGAACAAGGACTAATTAACGCAGCAGCCACTCTTGCTGCTGAAAGCCGTTTGCGCAGAGCCTATCGTGTGCTTAAAGAAAGTGAAGTTCAACAGGCTCAAGTGGTTTTGGCCGCTCAAGACCTAGTGGACAAGATGCAAAAGATGTTGGAAGACACATCTGAATTGCAGTTCAAAGATCTGCCGGCCTTGGTGGATCAGATCAAGAATCAAATTGGCGCAGAACAAAGCGTTCAGTTCAACACTGATGCCACCGCGGCCTTGAGTGGCCTGGTGCAAAATCTTCAAGCTGCCAGACAGCAATTGGATAGTGCCCTGGGTGTGGTAACTGGTCAGGCTCCTGCCATGCCTGATGTGACTGGCGCAGATGCTGCTGCAGCCTTGCCTGCTGCAGATGCTGTTGCTGATCCCACAGCTGACATTGACGTAGATGTTGATGCTGAAATCGAGCCCGATGCTGAAGAGCCTGCTGCTGCACTTGGTCGCCCACGCAGATAAACATGTTGATTTGTGAAATAGCAGATCCGGGTGCACAAAAACTCACTGCACTAGTGGCATTGTTGACAGGTCGTGCCCGAGATGATTCGGGCCCACAGGAAATTTCAAAAACAGCTTTTATCAGCATGGCCAACAGCTTGGGCGTGGCAGTGACTCCGGACACACTGCCACAACTGCTGGCACAACCACCACTGAGCAATGTGTTGGAGCAGGATGAGCCCAATTCTCCAGTGTTGAGATTTCGTGGAAATACAAAAACTGACACTGACATGACGGCAAATCAGGCTCAAGACATTGTGGCCAAGAATGCTCAATCTGCTCTAAAACGAGCAAAATAAAAAACTTGACTTTGATCACAAAGTCGCATAAAATTATAACAATGGGAGAATTATATGGCTTACAGTAAGGCTGTGGTGGACCACTATGAAAATCCCCGCAATGTGGGCAGCTTTGGCAAGGACGAAGCGGATGTGGGCACGGGCATGGTGGGAGCACCGGCATGCGGTGACGTGATGAAATTGCAAATCAAGGTGGATGAACATGGTGTTATTAGAGATGCTCGTTTCAAGACATATGGCTGCGGTTCAGCCATTGCTAGTTCAAGTTTGGTTACAGAAATGGTCAAGGGCATGCACATTGATGCTGCTCAAAATATCAAAAACAGCGAGATCGCGGCAGAGCTTGCACTCCCACCTGTGAAGATTCACTGCAGCATCTTGGCCGAGGATGCAATCCGAGCTGCAATCGCCGACTACCGAACCAAGCATGATACAGCTAACTGATACAGCTAGAAAAAAAGTTCAAAAACTCCTGGCACAACGTGGCGGTGCTGGCATCAGGCTAGGTGTCAAAACCACCGGTTGCTCGGGCTTGGCTTATGTGTTAGAATATGTGGATCGCTATGAATATGACGAATCCACCATCAACTATGCTCAACCCGGAGATCACAACACCCCTGGCTTTTGTGTGTTGGTGGACAAGCGCAATGAACCCTTGCTGGCCAACATGACTGTGGACTATGTGCGTCAAGGGCTAAATGAAGGTTTTGAATTCAGCAATCCCAATGAACGAGATCGCTGCGGCTGCGGTGAGAGTTTTAGAGTATGAAAATCCCAGTTACAAATCTGTTGCCGGCTGACATCTCACATGCTGACAGAATTACCTGGATTAAAAATAATCAACATGTTTGTTTAAATCCTTTTCAAACGTATTATTATCAATATGAAGCTAAATCTGGCAAAGCTGTACTGAACAATAATTTTTGCTGTAGTGTATATTCCAATTCAGATGTTGATGAGGTAAAAAATAATATATTTGCCGGAAGTCTTAGTAAACAATGTCAGGTGTGTTGGAATTTAGAATCTCAGACAGGAACATCCGAAAGAACACTGTCGTTGGCAACAGTTCCGAGTGATGTTTTAAACAAATTTATCGAGACCGGAGAGTCTGACAGTTATCATTACAGAATAAAGTTTTCAAATCTATGTAATTTGGCATGTAGATCATGTGCTCCGACATTTAGCAGCAAATACGCACAAACCTACAAGTTGAATGTGCCACAAGAATTGTATCAAGATATTGGTTACGATAACAGTGTTTGGGATAGCATAACCAGTAGCATCACCAATGCTTGTGAAACATATCAGTCAGTTACTGTTATGATATTGGGCGGCGAATCATTAATTCAACCCGGAGCCATCAAACTCATTGACTGGTTGACTGATACCAAGTTGCCTGTGGCATTAAGTATCACAACCAATCTAACAAAATTGGATACCAAGGTAGTGGAAAGATTGCGCCACCTTTCGTATATTCATCTTGCACTGAGCATTGACAGCGTAAATCACAACTACGAATATGTTCGATGGCCGGCAAAGTTTAGTGATATTGAAAAAAATCTCTCTGTCATATTTAAGTATACTAATGCATCCTTGATCGTACAACCAGTCTGGAGCTTGAACAACATATTTTATATCATTGATTTTTTAGATTGGTGGTATCAGTGGTTTAACACAAATCGAGAAATACCAATTAAACCTGTTGTCATGCATCATCCGCCCAGCATAACCATTCAAAATTTACCAACAAGATATCGTGCACAATTGTTGACAATAGTTGATCATGCTCTCAAGCATGATATTTTTAAAAGCCAGATTCAATTGCCATTTTATCGCTATCTATTGGAACTAACTGATTTTTTACAAACTGATCATGTGATACATGATTTATTTGATCAGTTTTTATATGAAACTGCAGTTCAGGACAGAGCAACTGGCAGCAACTTTGCTCAGGGAAATCAAAACTTTTATAAGATATTAACAGAATCAGATCAAACATTATTTAAACAACATCCCAACATAAAATTATTACCCAGACAATCAAAAAACTTTTATTCTTTACATGTACAATCCCAAATTTGACTATCAACCTATTCCCAGAGAAACTGTGGATGGGCGGCGACTGTATGCTACTCCCGACGGCCGCAGACTGCCATCAGTGACTACTATCCTGGAAGCCACCAAGCCTGAAGAAAAACGGCAAGCCCTGCAAAACTGGCGCAATCGAGTGGGTGTGGCACAGGCACAGGCCATCACTACAGAAGCTGCCAATCGTGGCACCCGAATGCACACCTATCTTGAGCACTATGTCAAGACCGGAGAAGTCAAAGCACGTGGCACCAATCCTTTTGGCTGGGCCAGTCATGCCATGGCTGCGGTAGTTATTGAACAGGGTTTGAAAAATGTGCAGGAATTCTGGGGCATTGAAGTGCCACTATACTTTCCCAGTATCTATGCCGGCACCACAGACGGCTGTGGTATACACCTGGGCGACCAAGCTATCCTGGATTACAAGCAGACCAATCGTCCCAAAAAGCGCGAGTGGATCGAAGACTACTTCATGCAGTTGTGTGCCTATGCCGAAGCTCACAACGAATTGCATGGTACCAAGATAAACAAAGGTGTGATCTTGATGTGTGTGAAACCCGACATGGACGCCAACAACAACATGTTAAAGCCTCCGGAATATCAGGAATTTGTGCTGGCGGGTGTGGAATTTGAGCAGTATCGACAACTGTGGTGGGATCGTGTGGAACAGTATTACATGCTAAATACATGATCATTTAGGGATCCTATCGTGGCTATTGTACAAATTTCGAGAATCACACAGCGTTCGGGGCTGCAACAAGATTTACCACAACTGGCTGGTGCCGAATTTGGTTGGAGCGTGGATCAACGCCGACTGTTCATTGGCAATGGCACTCTGGCGGAAGGTGCGCCGGTTGTGGGCAATACCGAAATCCTGACAGAATTTTCTGACCTGTTGGCCATCACAGCTTCGGGTTACACCTACCGGGGAGAAGCAGCTGGATATCCTGCACAAACAGG